TAATCTATAATACTTAATTCCTGGTCTTTCTCTACAAAATTCATTTTATGTATGCTATCACATAAAATTTGAAAGCTTCTATTTTCCCATTTTTTAAATTGTTGTTTTGCTATTTGTTTTTGCTTATATCTATTAATTTTTATTTCATCGTTTTTTCCTTTGAAATCTAGTCCTAAACCTAAATTATCATTTATGTATTTAGCTGCTTGATAAGCATTTATATTTAATAAATCTTCTACTAAATTAATTGCATCTCCACCTTTTCCACAGCCAAAACATTTCCAAACTTGTTTTTTCTCTGATACTGATAAACTAGCTGTATTTTCAGTATGGAAAGGACATTTACAAAAGTGTGCTCTATTTAGGTTTAAACCTAATAAGTTTGCAACATCAATTATGTTTGTTAATTCTTTTACTTCTTTTATTTTGTTCATATAGTGAACCTCCTAAAAAGGAAGGTCATTAACGCTATTTCCTATATTTTCAAATGGATCTTCTTCTTTTTCTAATTTTTTCTTTTCTGGAACAGTATAGTTTCCTTCTTTAATTATTTCTGTACTTCTAATTTGAGTAACTTTTGTAGTTGTACCAATAGAACCATCCATTTTTTCATATTCTTCTTCTCCAAAGATTGCTCCAATATGTAATCCCTTTATTTTATTTTCATCATGATTACATTCTAGCCAACTAAAATTATCATTTGATTTTTCAAGTGATGTCATTAATCCTTTAAATCTGTTTAACCAATAATCTCCCTCTAGTACATATCTAACTACTGCATTATTTGGAAATTTCGCAGGATTTTCTGGATTACTCGTTTTCTTTCTATTTTCGTATTGATTCATAAAGAATCCAGAAAATTCTCCTTCAGCGATATCTAATGCTACACTTAACATTTTTTTACCATTTTTACTTTTTTCATTTTTTACGTTTAATATTTTGCATATGTACCCTCCTGCAGGTAATTTAACTGTTTCTCCATCAAAAGCTTGTGCTTTTTTATATTCTTCTTCATTAAAATCTATCATCTTCATCTTCTCCTTCCATATCATTAAAACTTAATTGTTCATTTATTTCTTTTATATATAATTCGCCACTTTCTTCATCTCTTTTTAGTATGTAATTATCTCCTAATGTTCCTTTTATTTCGTCTTTAGTTTCTTTAATCTTTCCATTTAATTTACATTCATATAAAGGCCTAATTACATTTTCATTTTCTTCATCATAAGTATTAATTACATCTATATTTATTTTTAAATTAATTTCAGATGCTTTATTAGATTGCATAGCTATATTTGTATAAGCCTGTATCATCTTATCTAATTGATTCCTAATTTCTTCAAAAACTCTAGAATTAAATTTTAAATCTTCAAAATCTGCCATTTACTTTAACCTCCAATTTCATAATATTTTCTTATTATTCCATCTACATACTTCAAATCATTTTCAATCACATTTTCTTCAAACATTCCAATTGGTGTTTTAGTTACATCTTTACCATCTGTATGTGTCTTAAATATGTATTTTCCATCTTCTATATCTGTTCTTAAAACTATTGTAAACATTCCCTCTATACATACTTTTTCGTCTAGTAATTTTCCTATCGTTTTTGGTTTTATATCTCCTGCATCATTCTTATCTTCATGCATAATAAAGTAAACTATTTTATCCTGGTCAACTTTGTTTTTCATAAACTCAATAAGATTCCAAAATCTATCTGCTAAATCATTGTATAAATTAAATACAGAATTACCTCCTCCTGCTTTTGAATGATTCTTCATAAACTGGTTTGTTATTAAATATCCTGAATCATCTATTACAATAGCCTTCTTCTTTGTTTTATAAATACTTTCAGCAATTGTTTTATAGTCATCTGTTTCTAATGTGCTTTCAAATTTTTTCCTAAAAGGAAGTGGTTTTTTTATAACATTTACAAGTGCTAATTCTTTTTCTCCAAAATTTCTAAGGCTTGTACTTTTACCACTACCAGATTTACCTATGATTAATACTGGTATAGCCATTACTTATTACCTCCTTTATATAATTTTTTTTAAGTGCTTTATAAATTCTTTTGTTTATATCTCTTCTTCCATTTAAATAAATTACTAAAACATTTATAAAATCTTCAGTCGTAAGTTTCCATTCTTTTCTCCACGCTTTTATTTGTTCTCTCCTAGTATTTTTAAAATACTTTATTATTTGTTTAGATTTTGATTTATCTTTTGTATTTATTCTGCAGCCCCAAGTTTTGTTTTTTATATTCTTCTGGTACATCTCCATCTATTGTTAAAGCTTGTTTTCCTCCATTTTTAGCAATGCTAAAACTAAATAAATTTGTAGTAAACTTTGTTTTTCCTGTTATTTTCATGCAATTAAACAAATTGCTTTTTAGCATTTTTATTCTGTTATCTATTGTTTTTGCACTTTGTGTTAATCTTTTTGCTTCTTCTTTCCTTGCATTGCTTTGTGTTTCTAATTCTTTTATGATTTTTGCATATCCATCTGCTTTATCTTCTATGTCTCCTTCAATACTTTCTAATGTATCTAACAATGCTTTTTCATCCACATCTTCGTCATATAACATATTTAAAAGATGTTCATAATTTCCAGTTAATTCGTATATATTCATTTCTACCTCCTTGATTTATTTCTCTGATTATGTTAATATAATTAGAGAGAATATTTTTTTATGTTCTTTTTTGCTATGTGTTCTGTTTTAGCGGATAGATACATAGCATTTTTAATTTTTCGTGAATTATTTCTAATTTTTGTCTTGCTTCTTCTTCATTGTGTTCTGAATTACTAACTAGTAATAAGAATTTAGTTGTATCTTCCATTTCAAATAAACTTTTTGCTATATTTGCATCTAATTCTGCTTCATCATATTTGTATTTCTTTATAACTCGATTAGATACTTGTTCTAAATTTCTTATACTGTTTTCTAGCTTTGCTTTTCTTAATGTATTGTCTAAATATAACTTGTCCAACTTATCCATATATTTATTTCACCTCCTTCAAAAGTTTAATTGTCTGTCCTTCTTGCAATTCGCTCGATGTCATTCCATTTATATCTTTAATTGTATAAATGTAATTTCTTATATCTCCATCTGTTCTATCTGCAGCTATACTCCATAATGTTTCACCTTTGCCTACTGTGTAGTCTATATATTCTGTTTTTTCTTTAGATA